CCATAGTATCCATAAAAACGCCACATTGAGTTTGGCGTTCTGTAATACACCTTTCTTACTTCAATCTTCTTGTTACCAACCAAGCCAGCCCAATCTACTGCATTTCCTGTTCCGTTATCTGTTCCTGCTGTAGATGCAGCTTCGATGATCGATTGTAAATCGTAATCTTGTACGCCTTCTGTTGTGGTAAAAGATGCAGAATAGACTGTCACGTTACCACCAACACCAGCATCAACGCCAACACCATCTGCAATACGGCGGGCATATGCGAATTCGAAGCGAGGGAATCTTTGTTGAACACCTGTACCTGATAAAGAAGACGACAGGGTGCCGGCTTTAAGCTGCCCATCGGAATCAAAAGAACCAGTTGAAGTTCCAAGCAAGTCAGAAAGCACATTCTTTGCTTGGTGTGTGTTAACAATATAAGAATATTCTAAAACCGCTTCTTCATAGTTGGCGTAAATGGTTTCAGCTTTTATTTCAATGTCTAGTACATCTCCACCTAATTTTTTATAAGTATAGGCAACTTGATCTGCGGCGCCAGATAAAAAGTCTGTCTCTGCTGCATAAATTCCAAGTGGCAATACAGAACTGACGTCAGTTGCAGTGCCCGTTGCTGGTAGCACTATAGCTGACGTCTGCTGTTTGGGTGTAAGTGTAGGCTTCGACATGCATCATCCCTCCGATACTATAAATAGTTAGACAAAAGAGAAAAGTTTAATCTTTGCGTGATGCCTTTTTAGTTCTGGATGGTGCTCTCTTTTTTGGAGCCGGCTTGGCTTTGGCAGCTTCAGCTTCGGCTTGTGCCTTTTCGGCTGCTGCTGCGCGGGCTTCTGCCTCTTTTTGTGCCTTTTCAGCGGCGGCTGCTCTAGATTCAGCAGCACTTTGTGCCGATTCAGCGGCTTGCAGTTTTCTTTTGAGAGCCAACATTCTTCTTCTTCCGGACATAAAAATAGTCTCCTTTATTTAATAAATGTTCTTAGTAAATAGTCAACAAAAACAAAAAAAGCCACTACTTCCGTAGTGACTTTGATTGTGATATATCCAAATATTAATCTAGATATCGTCTGGCTCCATAAAGCCTGTGAATCTCAAAAGCAGTTTACCGCCAGAAATTGCTACACCATCATCAATCCCACCAGTGAACGCACCAACGGAAATTCCGGTAGATGCTTCTGGATCGTCATTGACGAGAAAGTTAGTCTGGTTGTTAGTTGCCGTAACAGCAGCATGTGAAACAGTTACTGTCTCAGATGAGCCGGCTTGGCTATCACTATCGGTACTAAAAGCTGCATTAGCATTGATACCTCTGGAAATAGCTTGGGCTAAATCTGCCTTAGAAACCATGCCTCCAATCTTGATAATGCCATCTGCACCAGCTTGATCATGATTACCTGCGCCAGCAACAAAGTTGACGGCGCCGCCGGATGAGTCTTTCAGCCTAATTGTGGTGCTTCCACTAACCATGTTTGTGATAGTGGCATCAGCAGTTGAAATTGTCGCAGTTGCAACTTGTGTTGTTGCTGCTCCAGCCGTGATGTAGATATACTTATTTTTAAGGTTCTCAGCATCATACTCAGCGATTTCGTGATATCCTTTGGCTCCAACGCCAGTCTTGATTGCAGTATCATTGCTAGCGTCACTTCCCAGAAATCCATCGTCATCACCAAACATAACATCATAATCTGTTAAAGTGCCATCAGTGATAGCCTCTAAGCAAATTACTTCGACAGATGTAACAGTACCAAATACAGCATCAGTAACCTGACAAACATATGATGGCGCAGTTGCCGCGGCAGTTGTTCCAATTGGATCTTTATCTGCAAGAGCCAAAGTTTTAAGTCCACCATTGGCGGCACCGAGATCTAAAACAATATCAGTGACAACCTTATGCCCTTCGCGATGTTGATCGGCAGACACGATTGCATTCTTCATTGCTGCGCTTGGGCTGATATCTTTTCTGATACCATGGCTTTCAATAGCAGCTAATCTTTTTCTTCCTAATCTTCTAATTCCCATTTTATTTTCCTCCTTATATGATAATATTAATTGATTAGATGTCAGCAGGTGCTACAAATCCGTGAATGTAGATGAGAAGCTTACCAGCAGTCATTGTGTCACTGGTTGCAGACTCGGCATTTACTACATAAAGATAGCCGTCAGCTAATTCATTTGCATCCTTGGTTGCGCTGGCATCTGCCCCTTTGACACGTACATCGTGGGTAAGGGCGACACGGGTTCCACCACCGTTAGCGGATCCGCCGGTGTTGTTGGCAATACCGGCTGCGCCGTCACCAACCTCAACATCTACTCCCTCTGCACCAATATCATCAGCAGTGTTAGTAATTGTTTCAGCAACCACAACTCTGATTTCAGTAACGATACCATAGTTAGCTTCAGTGAGTTGAGTAATATAAGATGGCTTTGAAGCGTGTCCAATAATACCCTTATCGGAAGCCGCACATGTCAACCCTTGCAAGTCAACAGCGATTTCAGTGATAAGCTCCTGTCCTTGTCTGTGCTGACTAGCACTTTTAATATTATCTTTCATTCCTGCGCCGGAATCAAGATTAATTCTTTGTCCAGCCTTTTCTACGCCGTAAAGTCTTTTACGTCCAATTCTTCGATTTCCCATAATTAATTTCCTCCTTAAAATTATGTTATTGCAATAACCTGATTTTAGTCAATGATCGTATTCCAGCCACTTCGGAACACTCTCTTTCTAGGGTAGTGGCCTCACCCAAGGAGAATAAACTCAAGTTATAATAAGTAGTTTCTAGAAAAAAGAAAAGCCCCAATCTCAAAGAGATTGGAGCCTATTATCTTTAGCGATTGCTAACTAATGATTAGCTAGAACCTTCCTCGCCAAGAAGTCCTCTACAGACAACGAGTCCGTACATGTCAGGACGAACCATCTTCTTCGCATAGCGAGTCATGACGCCCTTACGTGGTACGAAGTCTTCGGTGCCGAAGATCGTAGGAGTAACCTGAAGAGGTACATAAGGAGCGTACACATATCCACTTTCGAGGAAAGAGTTACCCTTACGTCCAACCAAGATTACGTTTCTTGGGAAGTATGGATCAACCATAACATCGAACTTCTTAGAAAGAGATCCAACGTTAACAGCACCGATCGTGCCCTTCTCATCCGCATGAGAGACATTTGCACGGAATCCAGAGGTGAACTCAAGGATGTTGGCAACTTCTGGGCCGCAGACAACAAAGTTGGCGCCGCCACGAAGAGTCTTTCTGTGGATTTGAGCAGATACGTCATTGATCGTTTCGATCAAAGTCTCGTACCATTCGCTAACAGTACCGGTGAAGTCAGGGGCAGCAGAAGCAGCACCAAGTTCAGCACCAGTTTCCTTGTTCACGAACAAGCCGGGAGATCTACTCCAGTAGTAGGTAGCAGCAGTTGCTCCACCCATAAGATCAGCAAGGATCTCGCGATCGATTTCAAGAGCAATTTGCTCAGAAAGAATCGAAGTCAACTCAACTTCAGCGTCAAGGTTGTGGTATGCGTTAAGATCTTGTCCCAACTCAGGGCTCCACTTAGCCTTCAGCTTCTTGGTTTGCGCCGTGACGCTTACCGAGTCAACTTGGATCTCGATCTCAGGGATATCGGTTTGCGCTTCAAGCTCCCAGAAGGAACGTCCGACAACCGAACCAAGTCCGCTTCCGCTAACAAAATCATCCATTGCGCGGTATTGAATCTTAGCGTTAGCGCTGGTTACTTCAGAAGCAGAACCTGCGGTACCACTAATTGCAGACGAACCTGTGAAGAAAAGCAGTGCGTGAGTCTTGGTAGATCCAGAGAATCTAGTAAGACGACGAACTTGCGATTGATTCACAGCCGAGTTGGTGATCAGCGATGCGCTAAGTAAACCGGGACGTGCTGAACCAGATTGAATCGTAATGTGTCTCAATCCTTCTTCAGTGACATCTGCTTGATCAAGATCCGAAAGCTGAACCTTGAGAACAGAAACGATAGTTCCGCTAGCAAGATCAGGATCGTAACGAACCAGCTTGTCGATATCCGCACCACCGGTTGCACCAGCAGTACCGTTACCAATAGTACCATTAGCTACGTTAGTCAAGTTAGCAGTATTAGCGCCAATATTACCAGAAGCATGCGTGTAACCTGCTTGAAGTCCAAACGGCTGCTTGTCTTCAGTAAGGTTGTTCATGTCAACACCACCGGTAAGCTCCGAACCAATTACCCCTTGTCCGTAGATCGATTCATCTGCTTTAAAACCAGCGCGTGGCATATTAGAGCCTTCAGATCCAAAACGGAAGTCAAGGAAGAAAATCAGTCCAGAAGGCAAGCTCATGGGCTGAACACTAACAAGATCGTTAGCGATAAGTGAACCGAATACACGGCGCACGATTGGGAATGCTACAGCGGCGAAACCTTCGACGTCGCCAGCACTCATCAAGGAAGCTTCGCGGAGAAGTTCCTTGGCTTGGTTCTCTAAGAGAGAAGCCATGTTGTTTTTGGCATAATCAGAATCAAGCCCTTCGAGAAGTCCAGTGCGTTCCCACTTGTTTAATAGTGCAGCACCTTCCTTAGCGAGATCTCTTCTGACAATACCTTCTGTAAGTTTTTCAACGATAGACATTTTTATATCCTCCAAAAATTAATTGTCTTATTTGATGCCTGCAAGTCTTTGCATTCTTGTTAAGGCACCTTCATTGAGAGTTTCCCTTTCGGGAGTTCGTCTCGGAAGTGTAGATGAACGCCCAGCTTGTCTATTAACTGCTTCGCTCAGTGTTTGAGGGCTACGCTTGTTGCCGTTCACTGTGCTTTGAAGTGTTTCATAGATAGTCTTTGCTTCTTCTACGGTTTGTGCATTTGTCAACGCTTCGACAATTTTATTCTTTTGTCGCTCATTCAGGGAGGCACTGATTAGTACACGGTTAGAGTACAACAACTTCGCGTTAGTGATAATTGATTCTTCCAATTTATCTTTTAACTGAAGAGTCACGCTCTTAAATTTTTGATTTTCTTCTTTGAGATTTTTAACTTCTTCTTCTAATTCTTCCAAAGAAGCTTGAAGTTCTTCGTTTTCTTCTTCCATCTCATCAGACATTGCTTTAGCCAATGCCATATCGATTGCAGCTTCATAATCAATATCTTTTCCGCCACCGACGTCACCGTGCGGTTGTGGCTCATAGTCCACACTTAAGGCTTCTGCAACCATTCTTTCTAATCCTTCTAAGTCATCGGGGAGTTCGATATCTTGATCGGTATCCTCAATTCCATAATCATCTTCGTCGTCTAAATCTGCGAGAGCAGTGAGATCAACTTCAACTTCATCGTCGTCATCGACACGAAGATCATCTAAATTTGTATCAACATATTGTCCAACATCGTTTTGCTCTGCATCACGCAAGAACTGTGCCAACTCTTCGGGGCTGATGTTAATATCGATCGTATCTCCCTCATCAGGAGTCTCTAATTCTAAATTACCATCTTTAGATGTAATGGCTTCACCTTCCATATAAGACGGTGTAATTGTGTTTTCTTCTTCAAATGTAGTTGGCTCTGCTTCTGTTTCTTCACCAGCAGCGGCTTCTGCGCCGGCTGCGGGAGCTTCTTCTTGCTCCAAAAGAGAATCAATGGCAGTTTTTACTTCATTTGAATACTTCTCAAGAATTAATTGCTCTGCGTTCTTGAGTGCTGCTTCTTTCAAGTTGGCAGCATCAACAATAGCTTGTTTCAGTAATGACATTATGTAAAACTCCTAAATAAACGTTTATCGTTAATAAATAGTGTTCTTGACAAGAAAAGGAAAATTATTGTGATTCTTAAGGCAACATCACTACCAAGTGCTCAACAGAACTCTTTTCCATGTATTGTCCGCAACACATACATAGATATAATTGCTATCATATCTGATCTCACCTCTAAACCCATTGGAGGTGGCGCTGGCGGGGGCATTTTGATTTCTGATTGTTATAGTATCAAACGC